CCTTCGGCAATCAACGAAGGAGCAACTGGCAATTTTGATATTACTACAATTAATGTCCCTAATGGCACTCAATTAACTTGGCAGATCCAAACCACCAGTGGTGTTGCACCTCCACTATCTGGGTCTGGTTTAACTGCTGATGATTTTAATAGTGCAACTATATCTGGTACTGTTACGATAAACAGCAATACAGGAACAGTTACCATCGGTCCAGTCGCTGACAATCTTACTGAAGGACCCGAACAATTCAAATTGTTTGTGTATGGTACTGCTGGTCCGAACAATACATCAATAAATGGGACCTCTGGGAATTGCACCATTAACGATACATCGACAACTGCCGCAGGCATGGACTCTTCTTTTTCTATTACTGGTGGAATACAGTCTGAATCCGGGCAAGCTGGTTTTGTTGAAGCTTATATTAAATATGAAATTGATCATGAGCCTTCTAATAACAGAATAAAAATTGAATCACATAGAGGCGGATCTCAAACACAAGCTATTATTGTCACTGATTACGTTGATTACACCGGTTTAAGTAATATTACGTCTATTGATGTTAAATATCAGGTTTCAGCACACGGTTGTATAGGAACGTGCTATTCGGGCGGAGCATTCGGACCTTTGCCTACTAACGATGGATTTTCAACGAATACTTACTATAGTGTTCCAAATACTGGAAGTGGAGTTCGTACATTTGGTTGGATGGCAAAGGTCAATCCTAACTTAGGTAATAATAGTACAGCTGTCGATGCCGATGATGTTCAATTAACAGTAAGAGTTATTGATTCAGTAGCCGGCACATTTACAGCTACATCAAATCAGGTAACGTTAGATCTTAATGCACAAGTCGGCAGCCAACCACAGGTTTAATAGATATGGCAAATAAAATAGGTTCACGTATTCTTAAAATTCACTGTAAATTATATGAAGGTGACGTTCACGGCACTGACTACTATAATCTCGTTTCTTTGTGGGATGCAGAAAGCAATAATGACTTTGAAGAAACTTTCGTTTTAGAACAATGGGAAGAACAATTTCCAGATATGATAGTAACTGTAGAAGAATATGTGCCTGTAAAGTATGATATGCTCGATCGTTTTGGGTTTACTCCGCGAGCTTAATCCTAAAATATAAATAGAAAAAACACTTCTACGTAGAGAAAAAATATGGCAACGCCAGCAACCAGAGACCAATTCATAGATTACGTTCTTCGAAAAATCGGAGCTCCGGTTATTGAGATTAATGTAGCCGAAGATCAAATCGAAGACCGCGTAGATGAAGCTGTATCATATTGGCGTGATTATCATTATAATGGAAGCCAACTTGTTTACCTCAAGCATCAAATTACCGCCGCAGATAAAGCAAACGGTTATATTACATTACCACTAGGTTTACTCGGTATTTCGAGAGTATTTGACTTATCGACGTCAATATCTACAGGATCGGGAATCTTTAATGTTCAGTACCAATTCGTATTGAATAACCTCGAAGATATTACGGGCTATAATGTTCAAAATTATTATATGACAATGCAACACTTAGAGTTTCTTCAAGAAATTCTAGTAGGCAAACCTCTTATTCGATATAATAAGCACGTCAATAGGCTTTATATTGATATTGATCAAGATTTTTTGGTCGAAGGTGAATACATCATTATCGAAGCGTATGACGTTATTGATCCAGACGCCTATCCTGATGTTTGGGGTGATCGTTGGTTGCAAAATTACGCAGCAGCACTCATTCGAGAACAATGGGGATTAAACCTAACCAAATTTACTGGAATGTCACTCGTTGGCGGTGTTCAATTTAACGGAGAACAAATTCTGCAAGAGGCTAGAGAAGACAGACAAAAAATGGAAGAAGACGCCCTTACAAGTCTGCAGCCTTTGACATACAACTTCATTGGATAAACCATGGCCACGAATGTATTCTTCAGAAACTATGACAACTTCAACGAACAGCAATTAATTGATGATCTTGTAATTGAATCAATTAAAATGTATGGCGTTGATGTGCTATACGTCAAGCGTAGTATTGGCTCACGAGATAGTGTTTTTAATGAAGACGATACACCTATCTACGATGAGGTGTTCGAGTTTGAATCATATGTGAAGAACGTCGATGGCTTTGAAGGCGAAGGTGATTTCCTTTCTAAATTCGGATTACAAATTCGAGATCAGGTTACATTCTCAGTAGCAAATCGCACCTTTGAAAGATTTGTCACTCGTGAAAACAACGATATTGTACGACCACGAGAAGGTGATCTCATCTTTTTCCCTCTCAATAGTAAAATGTACGAAATTAAAAACGTTGAGCATGAGAGTGTATTCTATCAAAGCGGCGCTCTTCAAGTGTTTGATATTGTCTGTGAACTCATTGAATACAGTAATCAAATCTTTAGAACTGGTAGAGATAACGTTGATGCGTACTTTGACGATATCATTACTGACACTTATACAAATGTTGGCGCCAATAACGCATCTACTCTTGTTGGATTGGCAAATACCGATCCGATTGCAAGGAACCTTTTCTACGAGAGAGAAGGTGATTCAATCATTGACTTTACAGAAATCGATCCTTTCAGTGAGGTCATTGAGATACAGGATTCTTAAATGGCAATCGCAAACTATTTTTACAATTCGACAACAAGAAAATATGTAGCACTCTTTGGTACGTATTTCAATCAATTGACTATTGAAAGGCAGAATCTTCAAGGTGCGCCAATTCAACGAATGGTAGTACCTATCTCATACGCCCCGTTTCAAAAGATTCTAGCTAGACTAGAACAAGACCCAGAATTTGCAAATAAATCTGGTGTTACTCTACCAAGAATGTCGTTTGAAATGACTTCAATGGCGTATGATCCAGATCGCAAAATTTCTCCAAACATGAAAATTAGAAAGGCGGTTAAAGACGAATCGTCTGGTTCTCGTAATTGGATTTATGCAGGTACACCATACAATCTCGAATTCTCATTATACATTATGGCTAAATATAATGAGGATGCAGTCAAGTTACTCGAGCAAATTTTACCATTTTTCAATCCAGAATTTACGAGTACTGTAAGACTTATCGACGGAATTGAGCCCATTGATGTACCACTTATTCTTAATAGTGTAGATACAGAAGAGATTTATGAAGGTGATTTCACTGAAAGAAAAAGTATTCTATATACACTTAACTTTACTATGAGAGCATGGTTCTTCGGGCCTGAGCGCAAGAAAGGCGTTATTAAGTTTATCGATGTGCGAGAATGGACGTCGATGGATCCGCCGGAATCAAAAGGACCAGACGGTCAAATTACTATACAGCCAGGCATGACTGACCAAGGTGCACCTACTACTATCCTAGGTGATACGGTCGATTATAGCTTAATTGATTTTGATGATAATTGGGACTATGTTGTAACTATAGATGATGGTTCCTAAATGATGGAGATGATTTATGAAAATAGGATTTACGTGCTCAACCTTTGATTTACTTCACGCCGGTCATGTACAAATGTTGCGAGAAGCAAGGTCACAATGTGATTATTTAATTTGTGGACTTCAGGTTGATCCCTCATTTGATCGTATTGAAAAGAATAGACCAGTTCAAACATTAGTCGAAAGATACGCACAACTCAAAGCAGTACAATACGTCGACGAAATTATTCCATACGAAACAGAACTCGATCTTAAGGATATTCTTGAGATGTATCACATTGATGTTCGCATTCTTGGTGACGAGTATAGAAACCTAGAATTTACTGGTAAAGAAATTTGCCAAAGTCGAAACATTGAACTATATTTTAATAAAAGAGATCACAGATTCTCGACAAGTGATTTGAGAAAACGTGTTTGCAAAGTAGAGATAAGAGACAATGGCGAAGAAAGATAAGATAGCTGAAACACTTGGTATCAGAGACCTCGAAGAAATTAAGTCTGAACTCGAAGTTCTTGGACCTGAAGAGCCAGAACTCAGCTTACCTGCTCACACAGAAGACCATTTACCAGCTGTGATGGACGAAGGAGCAGAAGAAAATCTTGCAGATATTGAGTTGGCCAAAAGAAACATCGAAAACATTATCAACCTCGGTGACGACTCTGTAAAAGAAATGGTTGAGATTGCTAAACAATCTGAGTCGCCCCGCGCCTTTGAAGTCGTATCGACACTCATGAAAACTCTTCTCGATGCTAATAAAGATTATGTTGAAATGTCGACTAAAAAGCGTTATGCACGAGAAGAAGCAAATCCAAGTAAGCAGCAGGTGACCAATAATAATCTTATCGTATCGACTGCCGATCTTCTTAAAATGCTCAAGGATGGATCTGATGACTAATGGCTATCTGGGTAACCTCAATCTTAAAAGGATTGGGGAACAGATAGAGTTTACTCCCGAAAACTTGAAGGAGTACATGAAGTGCATGAAAGATCCCATTTATTTTTCTCGTAAATACATTAAAATTGTACACGTAGATAAAGGACTTATTCCATTTGATCTCTACGATTATCAGGAAGAAATCGTACAAAAGATTACTGACAATCGACGACTAGC